GCCTTTCGGGGTGACCGTGATGCTCTCAACGTCTACAAAGGCAACATTGAAAGTCACGGTCGTCCCGCCAGAATCTGCGCTGTTTGCTGTGGCAGTGCCTGCATCGCTTTTCAGCTTCACATCAAAGCGAACATTGAGGCCGGTCACCGTCACCAGGTCATCGCCACCGACACTGGCAAAGTCGAAACGAACCTTTGCATACCGAAAGTCGGTCACGAAAACCGCAGAGACCCCATTGTAATCAGTCCAGGGATCGGTGACCAGTTTGCGCACGCTGATCTTGGGCGTCACGCTCACCGATCCAGATGTGCTGGTGTAGCTCAGGGTCGCAGAGATCTTTGTGGCTGCGAGCACCGTGCCGTAGTCGATCGTTTCCTCATAATAGGATGCTGAGGTCGAGGGTAGCCCATAGATGGGAAACCCGGCATTGATCTGGTCTTGCGGTGTATTCCAGCCGCGGCTGGTGAAATGGCTCTGCCAGGTCTCTGCCGTGTCGATCGGGGTCAGATAGCCATTCTCAAATGCGACAAAGTTGGATTTCGTGCCGGGAAAAGTGCTGTTGAGGTCATATTCCAGCTGATAGTCCGGGGGCTGGTTCACCAGGGCATCGATGTTCGACTGTGTGCCCAGATTGCCAGCCACATCGACACCGGCCAGCCAGTATTTATAAGTGCCTGCGCTGGACTCAAAGACGACCGAGAATCGAGCACTGACCCGACCGATGACCGCCGCGGTGGCCCAGGTCGCACCCTTGCGCAGCTCGTAATAATCGACCGGCAAGGTGGCTGTTGCATCGCTCCACTTCAGCAGCACATTGTTGTCGATCACTTCCTGCGTGATCGCGACCGCACTCGGCACAGTCACGGTGGCCACAAAGCTGCCTGCCGTGCCCACGCTGCCCGACAGATCCACAGCCGCAATCCAGAAGGTTCTGGCTCCTGACCATTGCGCTTTCGTGCTGAAGGATGTGCCTTTGATGGTGGCCACCGTGGTGCCTGCAGCAAAGCTGGCCCCGTGGCGGATCTCATAGGATTCAGTCGCCAGAGTGCCCTGCACAGCACCCCATGTCAGCACCAGGTTTTCGCCCACAAAGCTGCCGGTGAGCACTGGAGCAGCTGCGGCATTGATCGTGACATTCACGCTCGCCGCGGTCGTGCTGTAGTTTCCAGAGGTGTCGAGCGCCCGGACCGTGTAGGTCTTGGTGCCGGTGGGCAGCAGACCGACCTTGAAACTGGTGGTCTTCGCAATGCCCAGGACGGTCGCCCCATCCTTGATTTCGTAGCCGTCCAGGTCGAGGTCGGCCACCTTGTCCCAGGTCAGCGTAATGCCGATGTTCGGGTCGGTGACTGCCGCCAGACCGGTGACATTGGCAGGGGGAGCGGTCTTGCCCAGAGCCGTGATCGTTGCCTCAGCATAGGTGCTGGACTGCTTGCCGGTCGCGCCGATCGAATAGACCCGGATTGTGTACGCGCCAGGGGTGATGTTCAGAATGTCATAGTCGCTGATGCTGGTAGTGGCATCGACGAAGTTGCCGCCGTCCTTGCTCCACTGCACCAGGTAGGTGGTCGCGCCCTGCACGTTGGGCCATCCAACATTGATCGCAGCCCGGACCTCTGCCTGGTAGGTGTAGAGGGATTCAGCCAGGGTCACGCTGGCCGGTGCATTCGGGGTGGCCGTCAGGGTGGTGATTGTCCTGTCTGGCAGCACCAGTCCGGTTTCCACCGCATCGTACTTCAGCGGCTCATGTCTCAGAGCCGTGACCTCGATCTCGCCGCCATCCTTCTCGGCCACGTTCAGCACCCGGAAGGTCTGCGCCTCGGTGCTGGTGCTGGTCATGATCCATTGCGCACCGGTCTGCGGAGCGGTGGCCAGTGCGGTCGTCAGGTTGATGGTGTTTCCAGCCGCGCTGGTGACCGCAGAAGAAACCACCGAGCCATTGGGCAGCATGACATACATGGTCCAGACGGACGCGCCCAGATCCACCGCGGCATCGACCGTGACCGCACTGGTGGTGGCACTCCTGACCCTGCCACCGAGCCGCACGCCAGCCCTACTGGAATCGGCCACCTTGATGATGTCGCCAGGCCGAACCGTTGCAGCCTCGATGCCGGTGCTGAAAGTGACCGTCTCGGTTTCGTTCTTCTCGGCATAGAGCAGCCATCGGCCCACCCGATTGGCCTGGCCCCTCGAGGTGCAGCCCATTGCGGCCACCTCGGTGGTCACAATGCCGTAGCGGCTGATGCCCTCGGCATCCTCGACATACTCGATTTTTTGCTTGTAGAAATCTACCGGGTCATTCCAGGTGACCAGTGCCACCGTATGCCGCGCCTTTGCGCTTGAGCCTGCGTAGGTGAAAAGCCCATCGACCACATTGGACTGCGTGAACAGTGCCACCGGGTCTGACGGTGCATCCTGCGCCAGTGTCATCGAGCCGGAGGCCCAATAGACCATCGAGCGGAAGCACGAAGCAATGTCTTTGATGACCTTGAAGGCTTCCGCCTTGCTCTGCAGGTACAGATTGCAGGTGAATCGCGGCTCAGTGCCGCCCAGGCCATTGGGCACCAGTTCGTCACAATACTGCGCGATTGTGTACAGACCCCACTTGTCGATCTGGCTTGCAGGCAGATACTCGCCCAGGCCATAGCGGGTGTTCGTCACCAGGTCATAGAAACACCAAGCCGGGTTATCGCTCCATTCGGTTTTGAAGGTGCCATCCCAGACCCCGGTATAGACCCTGGTGATCGGGTTGTAGTTCGTCGGGATCTTGATCTTCTTCAGCTTCAGGTCATAGCCCCTGGAAGGGGTGCCGCTGAAGGTTGATGCGTCAAACTTCAGGGAGACCAGTGCGCTGTTGGGATAGCGCAGCTTCGCATCGATGATCGAGGTGAAGCTCTCCCAATAGGTTTTATTGACCAGGCGGATGTTGGTGCTGTCCGCCGTGATCCTGCGCAGCCTGATATTCCAAGGGGCAGAGCCGCTGAGCGGGATGCGATAGCTGCGCTGGTACTTGCCGGTCGCCTTTCCACTGATCCGATCGTAGCTCACACCGTTCAAGACCCTGGCCACCACAGCCCCGCCGAATCCTTCAGGGTTGCTGGTGGTGACCCGCATCTCGTACTGAGCAAAAGCCAGGGTTGGGGTGGTCGCCTCTACAAAATAGCCAGGCTCGATGTTTGCCGCGCCATCCGTGATCTTCAGACCAGTGGTGATCCAGGTGGGAGACCCGACCTGCCGATACTCTACCGTTTCAAACTCGGTGAGATAGGTGAAGGCCATCGCCATGCCGTAGCAGCTGGAATTCGACCGGTAGGCACCGGAGACAATCGTGGTGCCTTCTTCATATTGCCTGGACAAAAGCTGAGTGACATAGCTGCCGCCGCTGGCCTGCACATCGATCGCAAGATCGACAGACTGGCCCTCGAGGTCGCCCTTGCTGTTTTGGAAGTAGAGCGCAGGCACATAGACCGTCACCCGAACCGCATCGACGTTTGAATCGCTGATCGTGCGCACCACCGGGGTGGCATTGGTGATTTCTGTGTTTACTGCAGACTCAGACTCGACCGAAGGGATGCCCTCGATGTATGCCTGATCTTGCGTGCCCACCCGGCTGTCCCAAGTGACATTCTGAAAGTTATAGCTGCCATCAGGGTTCTGGAGCGCAGTGCCGTTCAGATAGATGGATTTCGCGCCATCGGCCAGGCCCTCGATCTCACCCTCGGAGACCAGATCAACGAACCGCGCAAAGGCTTTGGACTTTAGGCTCATGCGTCAATATCCTCGACGCTGATGCCAGCAGAGATGACCGCGCTGCCAACAATCATCCGGCCATAGCCGATCGGGATCGTTGCGCCCTGTGCGCTTGTGTTCACCGCGCCGCTGAAGATGTAGCTGCTGGTATTCTCCTCATCCTCTGGCGCTTTGGGTTGGGGTGCCAGTAGCTGCGCCACACCACCGAGCGCAAGACCCACACCGATGCCGAAAGTAACGGTCTGCAGAGTGGCAGTGCCCACCAGGGCAAGCGGTGGCAGGTAGAAAGACAGAGCAATCAGCACCGCGCCCAGGATAATCATCCCGGCCTTCTTCAAAAAATTGGCACCCATGACCAGGGGTGCAAAAACAATGGTATGGGTCGCAGGGTGGTGCAGTTCATCCTCACTGATGTCCTGCTTTCCGTTCACCACCCGATAGGCCACATTTCGCTCAGCGGACGAAGCTACGAACTGCCGGAATTCCTTGAAGTTCGCGCACAGTGCCCGGACCGCCTCAGCAGCCGACGACACATCGAGTCGGTGCTTGCGCCCGAACCGCTTGCCAAGCTCGCCCAGGAGGATGATCGTCTTCATTCGCTGCTGCTCCCGAACCGGTGCCAGTTGATTTCAGGGATGCTCACAATGTGCCAGGGTAGGCCCGATGCCTGCTGCGCAATTATGTCATCTTCGCTTGGCAATGCGGGGGCATCTGGGTGTGAATGTACTATGCCCACAACCTCACCGACTGCATCGGCTCTTACATAGTCAATCGGATCAAGAATGAAATGATCCGAGCCTTGCGCCAGGTTCCTACAGGGCAGATAGGTTTCCTGGCCCTCAATGATCACCAGCAGGCCGCAGGACTCCCGCGGGTACTCAGCCAGGGCATGATCGACAGCCGCCTGATTCATCGCGTGAGACCCGCTGCAGGGAAGCTGCCAAAGGGTAGGGGGTTGTTCGTGCCGAATCGCGCCTTGCAGCTGCTCAGACGCTTGCCGCAGACATCCTGAGCCAGAGTGCCGACCGCGGCATCATTCGCATCGAAATAGTTCGGATTCGTGTAGCTGGCTCCGATCGGCTGATAGTCCGTCAGAGTTGATCCGACCTCAAGCTGTGCGCCCCAGATCAGATACGGGCCAGCGCCTGCAGGGTCCCATCCGTAATAGAGTGCCTGAATTTGAGCAGATGCAGATGCGACCGTGAATGTCCGAGTGACGCTCTGACGAAACCAGCCACTTCCGACATCTGTTTGCGAATAGACATCTGTGCCAGCCGGTGTCGCGCCACCGAATCGGATAGCCCTCAGTGAAGACTTCACATAGCTGCTGAATGTCCACTGATTGCCAATTGCAATATTGGCAATGATCCCCTGCACAACGTAACCGCTAGATGTGGTCACAAGAGTGTATGTAACTTGATCTGCGGTCATGGTGCCATCTGGCGCAAGACCTGCATTGGACACTATCGCTGCATCAAGTTTGCTCCATGATGCTTGCTCAAACTGCTGAGAATAGACCAGCAAATTCCGCCGGTCAGGTGGCGTGGTCCATCCACACTCAGCCCCACGATAGCGCCAGGTGCAGACGTTCTGGATGATCTGCCTGCGGGGCAGCTGCACACCGGCCACATCGAAGGATGACGAAAGCTCAAACTCGACCGCATCCTTTGTCTCGCTGGCCTTGCGATCGATGTAAAAGATATCGACCGGGAACTCTGCAGCCGGGTCGGCTGTGGGGTTCCATGTCGCAGCGGTTTCTTGATATTCAAAGACCTGCGTGCCAGACGTAAGTTGTGGCCATGCAAAATCCACACTTGATCCGATAGGGCCATCGATCCAGAAATAGAAATTGCCGGTGCCGACAAGTGTACCGACGCCAGATGTCACTGACTTTTTTACCCACTCATTAAGAGGATCAGAACCATTGAACTGAACAGCGGCAGTGTTCAGACCGCTAGGTGATCCTGTCTCTTATACACATCTGA